ATCTTATTATTACCGATATGAGCAATCCCCCAGGCTTTTTCTTTGCCGAGGTTTCGGTAAATTACTTTAGTATCTTTTCGGCGGCTCATACCGGGTAATCATCAATCTTTTTTTTACTGCCTGATTTGATGGCAAATTTGCGTACCTCGTTTGCTGTTTCAATACTGTTCGCCTGCCGTAACCGTTTGCCGATCCGTTCAATAATTTCTATCCTTTCAGCCGGGATAGGCAGCTCGTTTAACAGGCTTATTATCTTGATCTGGATTTGCTGCTTTTTGCTCATTATCTGGCTAATGATGTGGTTAAAAATCTTCTTTCTTTTATATTGATATCAGAATGTCTTACCCGGCCCGTGCTTCCGCAATTATCACACCTAAAGGCTTCGTACTTATTTACAGATGTATAGTAATATTTACCCTCTTTAACTATATCAGGGCTTGAACAAGATGGGCACCGGCTAACCTGATCTAAAATGTAAAGCCCCATGTTTGGGTGTGGCTTAATCCAGCTTCTTATTCTCAGATAGGTTTCCTCTAATATTTTTACATCTGTGATATTATATGACAGCATTTTTTTCAACGCTGCATCTTCCCCCTTGTAACATCTCTCCCAAAGTTTAAACCCGCCTGTTTCCTGTTTCCTCGGCAGATTTAATTGTCTGTTTACTTCATCCAGTTTATTATGTGAAAATGCAAAATGTCGCCGGATATGTTTAAGGGTATCAATTATTAAGTAAGGTAAAGGCGGGTTCATTTTATTAATGATAAACCTTGTGTTTAACCGGGGGATGTCGAATTTTTCTGCATTATGGGCAATCACTATATCTGCTTCATTGATCAAAGCCCAGATACTTTTCATTATCCGTTTGTCATCTTGCTTTAATGCTTCAGTTCCTGTTAACCGGTCTGAATAAACCTTTTTTTCAAATAGCCATTTAGCCGACCATGTAAGGCAAAACCAATCGGAATAGATTTGACCACCTCCAATATTTTGATTCCAAACGTCCCAAACGAATGCCCTCAGCGGAGCTGTTTCAATATCGAGAATGAGAACTTTAGCTGATGTATTTATTTCCTCTTTGAAGGGCTTGTAATTAGTGGTATCAAATGTTACAGGTTTGAACAGAGATTTATCGTTAGTACATTCCCGGTTCTTTTTCCCAGCCAATCCCCTTATATGTATAACGTATGCCCGCCGTATATGCTCAATGCTTTTTAGCTTAGGGTATTTTTTATGATTTTCAATGTAGATTTTTTTTGCAAGTGTTAACGATTTCATATTTGGATATTGCCTGCAATAATCTTCGCAAAGCAACCCTTCAACAGATTTCTTACTGCTCATTTGTTATAATTTCGTTTAACAATGATTTACACCAACTTCAGCCGCTTAAACAGGTTCATCATATTCACTCCCTGCTGACGGATCACCTGGTTGGTTGATCCGGTACGGGCTTTTATGGCCGTCTTAAATATCATTTCCTTATCACCTTCATACTGACTGATGGCTGAGTTTAACGCTTTGGCATAGCGTTCAAACCACCTCTCCCCGTTCCAGCTGGCATAGCTAAAGTGTATAATCAGCCGGTCATCATTGGCTATCTCATCCATGCTGCTGATAAGGATATACTTCCCTGATAAGTATTGAAACCACTTATACATGATAGCTGCCGCCAGCTTACGCAACTGCAGGCCCACTTCGCCGGATGGCTTATAGTTATAGCCCCACAGGTTGCCGTTCTTTTGCTTATCTGTTTTTACTAAGTCCCAAAACTGTTTCCATTCCGGGTATTTATTTAAGGCAGAGCCGTGCTTCAGGTCGAGGCCAAAGAGTGTTTCGCCGCTGTCACCTAATTTCTTTTGATTGGCCGGAGAGAACCGCTTCTTCATATCCGGATGATAATAGCCGCCCTCAAAATTGTCAATGACAAGTATTGTCATGGGCTCGAATTTTTCAAGGGTAACATTCAGCACCGGTAATTTTTCCGGGAGGGCCGGAATGACAACCGGCTCTAAGGCAAGCGAACCGATTACTTCAGCAAAATTTTCTGTCATAAAGTATGTGCTTTATTTATCGGGTCAACCCCTTAATACAGATACAATCTTCTTACGATGGCAAAAACAAACCCCGGCTATAAACCCGGCAGGCAACAACCACCACTGGTTTAAAAATTTCGTCTTCTTCCTCACCTCTTTTATCTTCTCCACCGTGTTCACCACTACCTTTTCCTTTTGTTTCAGTTGACGTAAACTGTCAACTTCTCTCTCCAGTTTCAGCCGCTGTTGTATCTCTTTGTCTTTAGTATAGGTAGCCGACCGTAGCCGCCCGGTTATTTCCCGGCTGCCATCGGCATAGGTGCGGATGCGGTTGTTAAGGCCAAGGATGGAATTATTCAAATCATTTACCAGCCGCTGTATGCTGTCTTTATTGAGCATGGCCGCCCCTTCGGGGAAAACGATCTGCGGGCAACGGGTGCTGTCAAACTCAACCGTTGCGTATTCATTCTCTTTCAACACCTGCTCCAACCAGGCTTTTTCTGATATCAGCAGGCGAATGCTGTCCTGCAGCTCCTTTACCACACTGCTATCTTTTACAAGGGAGTGTTTGTTGACTTCCTTCGTGGTGGTGCAACTGCTAAGGCAGCCGATAAACAGGCAGAGAATGATTGTTGTTACAAAGAAGGCGGCAAACAGCCGGGGAAAGGGGTATCTCATATCAATGAAATTTGAATGAAAGAATGAGTATTAACATCCCGGCTACAAACAGGCCGAGTGTTATACAAATCATTAACCTGAGTTGCTTATCTGTCATGACTTATTATTTAGGATTTCCACTTTCTTCTCCAGCACTTCCTCGGCGGTGCTCAGGTATTTGTACGCCAGCCGCTGCCCTGCATACCCGGCTAACAAGGCCAGCACATAGATGCCCCACTTGTGATACCATGCTGGTAACAACAGGTGAGTGGTGCGACTGATGAACAGCCACATCATCATGGTGGACCATACCAGGAAACTGCGGATGAGGCTATCCCACTCCTGCTGAAAGAAGGTGGCGAAAATGCTTTTCAGTCCGAATTGCGGAAACTTCTTACGAAGTTTCATTACTATCTGCATGATGTGGTAACACACACCGAGCAGGAAGGATAAGGTGGTTAGGATGTATATCATGACTTTCTTTTTTTAAAAACGCTTTTGAAAAATGCCGGCCAGCTACCGTTGTATTTCTTATCTACCACATTCAGCTTGGTGATAGCTATGTAATAGAGAATGATGCAGCAACTTGCAATAGTGCCAAAGAACGGCTGTAGGTTGATGATAAGCGGAATAAATATCAGTTCAAGACCATGCTGAATTTTGTGTATCATTGGTGACATTGCTTTTTGTTTTTCTTTTTTATCGGGTTATTCCTTTTATCCCACCAGCATTGCAATTCGCCTTTTTTAATGCGGCAATCACAGTTGATGCAGCGACCGGGTTCGTTATGGATTTTCTTTTTACTCATTAATTTACACTTCTGCTAACCTCTACCCATTTTTGTGTACCACCAACTTCACATAACATTAAAGTAAGCACGTCATCAGCGGTAGCTTCAAAATGTGAAGCGCCGGAAAGAATTATTGTAATATCATTTCCACTACTTGTAACAGCGTTGGTTACTGTTAAACCATCCGAAAAAACAAGATGTATTATACTACCATTTTGCCACCCAGTTTTAGTTATAAGGTCAATGGTGGTTGTTCCTGTTATTTCAAATGTATTTCCATCATATCCAAGCGCAATAGTAGATGCACTTGCAACGTCTGCTCCTTGTTTTTGTGACAATCTGTTTGAAAAATTAAAAGATGAGGAACTGCCTGCTGCGGCTATGGCGACAGCACCAGCACTGCCTACTGTTGTAGAAAAATAATTGCTTGCATCATAACCAACTCGTAACTGCTCAGTGGTTGACATTACATGAAGAAGTGCTGACGGACTACCCGTGCCAATACCAACATTGCCAGAATTTACCACAAATGTTGATACATCAGTCAGCCTGCCGTTAGTGGTTGTGTAAGGTATTCTGCCGCTTGTCAGTGCAATATCATTAAGCGTAAATTCTTTGGTAGCTGCACCCGTCTGTATTACGTTGTAAACTTTATCCGTTGTCCTCCAAATCTGCCCTTCGGCGGGAGAAGATGGAGCAACCCCGTCCCGTATTGTTAAGGAAGCATTCGTTGTTGTGCCACCCCGTAAATTCATCCAGGCATTCCAACTACCATATCCTAACAACCCCGCCCCTATCTGCGAAGTGCTGCCAAGCTTGGATGTTCCCGCCTCCAAGCCAAATACAGCATTTCCTACTGCATCGTACATCAGTAGGTCATACCCGCTGCCGGTTACGGCTCTGAACACTAACCCATCAGACGAACTTCTGTAAACCGATCCTGCCCCTGCATCGCTGAAACTTATCGTTCCGGTTGGGCGGTATGCTCCGTTATTGGTAGAAAATACGTTGGTGGTTTTATCGTAAGTAAATCCTGCATCACCGCCAAACGAACCGCCATCGTTAAACTGAATGTAGGTATCGCTGCCGCCGGGTGTGCCGCCGGAGGAACTTAATACTCCGCTTGATAATGATAATCCACTTCCTAATGTTACATAGCCAACTTGCCCCTGACCTGTTCCCTGCTTCCAACCAAGTAAAGTGTTTTGGGTAGATAGGTTGGTGAGGGTATCAATATTAAGTTTACCTAAATGGGGGTGAAAATCAAGGCTATCTGAAAAAACATTTATACTCGAAATAGCCCCACTTCTTGATGTTTGCAATGTTGATACCGTTGGCTCAAATACAATATTGGAATATGTTGACCCACTTTCCGCTTGCATAGAAGCAATCGAATTATTATTAAAATATAATTCATACCCCCCCCCATTAATAGTATTATTCCCTGTAAGCGTACTCCCTGCTGTAAGAGTTTGCTGCCAAGTAGGGGTAGAAGTAACGCCGCCAATACTGATTTCTTCCCATTTAGTGGCGGCGAAATTTCTTCGCCACATTTTTCCAGAGCCTGACGTACCGATTAAGGCGAAGGGGTAAGCATCAATATAGTCATTGTTTGCAGAAGTGGTGTCGGTGTAGTATCCGATTATCATGCCTTTTACTCCTCTTGCAGCCCCTTTAAAATCACTTATGGTTGTTGCACTTCCAAACTGCTGATAGGTAGGGAATCCCTGACCATACGAACAAGCTGCTGTCAATAAAAAAGCTATGTATAAAAATATTTTTTTCATAGTTATTAATTGCAATTACATTTTTTGAATGAACAATTATTTAAGCCATTACAAATGGTATCTGAACAGTATCACCGGACTGCCAAGCATTAATTCTCGTTATAGTGCCCGTATCGCTATCAAATGTAAAAGCACCGCTTGCAATCGTTTCCATCATGCTATTTACAAATATGAATTGTAATTGGGTTGCTCCAATCATCAGGTCACTTTGATAAACAAAAGAACCGATAGTTGGGCTTCCGTCATCGGGGTCGGTACTTATGACCGTTGCGTTTAATACATAGTAGCTTCCAGAACCCGGATTAATAGGAGTTACTGGAGAGATAGTCCCCGATTCTTGTTCTACTGATAAAGCAGCCTGCCCATAAATACCTTCTAACGACCAAAGAAAATTCGCCGTAAGTGGTAATGTACTATCCGATGGGTCATAATTAAATATCCGGCTTACTGCTCTCCCGATGTTTGCTATTTTTTGAGGCAATAAAATATTAGTACCACCACCATATAAACCCTTCTTAGGAATATCTATTGCTGATAAATATTCCGCTATTGGATAACTACTAACAATTTGTGGGATAGTGGGCATTATCAGCTATTTTGATTAAACAGATATTGTGCATTAAGCCTTAAATTGGTTGCCATGTCATAACATTGCTGACAAGCGTTAATATCTGAAGCTCTTGATATAGCATTGTCACCGCTTTCTATTAAAACCTGAAGCAAATTTTTATTAGCCCAAAAATTATTATCATTTATAAGAAGCGGATTTGATGCTACATTTTGAGTTAAAGAGTAGTCAAAATCTTCATTGTAACATGGAAATCCTATAAATTCGGATTTATCATAAAGGATAGTATTGCTTACATTGAGCCATTGGACTGTAACAATACACCCATAATCTTTGCTTAAAATATCCTCTAACTCAATAGTCGTAGTTCCCGGAAAATCATCCCAATCCGAATATTCATTACTGTTACCATCTTCCACTAAAAAACTACCCGTATTTATTTGGATATATATACGTCTTTTGGTGACGGCAGCATCAACACCTGTCGAATCGTCTGTAAATATAATATTGCCGGGAGTGCCGGGAGTTTGAGATGTTGTGAAATTTACGGTTAATGCCACGGTAATTGATTTAAACAATTAAAAAAATAAGATAGTAGTACGAACGTACCCAACCATCGCAAGGCTTTCGCCTTCACAACCAAATCAAAACTTACTCCTACGCCACAACTGCTTTCCCCTCAATCAATGATTTAATTTTTTTGTATATAGTTGCTGCCTTTTCCCCTCCGTTTTCTAAGTATTCGGCAAATTTTTCCACTTCATTTTTCTCCCCTGCTGCCGGGAGTAAGACAATGGTTTGTCTGTTACCCATCCAATACATCTTATACTCTGCCGGGTCAAAGGCGATTATTTGTTTGTTTAATGCTTGCTTTACTGCTGCCTGATATTCTACTCTCTTACCTGCTATCAGGTCGTTAAAAAACTCTGGCGTTGTTTCAGCCTGTTCTTCTACCATGTTTCTAAGAACAGGCAAATCCTGAGAACTATCCCAAAGCATTGCATCGGCAAAATCTATAACACCTTTGTCGCTTAACTCTTCCGCTGCTCTTAATGCTTTAGACTTAGCTGACCTTACTTCTCTTGCTGAAGTTGCGGCGGCTTGCTCATCAATTCTTGATACAACCTGTCTTTTTGTAGGGTCTGCAAATCTGCCTCCCGATAATTTTGGATGGATTTCTAAAAAAATTGCTGTATCAAAATCCTCCGGGTTGTCTAATTGTAACGCCAAAATTCCTTTCTGCCTGTCATATACTCTTATTTTCCTGAACTTATCGGGCAATCCTTTTTCATCTATACGGTCTATTAAGGCTATTCTTTTTGACCGTTGTTTCCCTTCTCTGTCCTCATAAGGGTCGTTTATATTAAAAACAGCCGGGTCTAATGTATAAAGATGAGGCCACAATACTTTCCCATTATGGAAGGTAGGGTCTGGGTTGGGGTTAGATATATCAAATTTGTACCTAACCATCTTGCCGAAACCTAATACTTTAGCCTCTAATTCCTTTCTTAATTTAGGAGAAAGGTCGTTGTAATGTGCTGTGTGCTGTAAAGACATTTTAAAATTGATTTAGTTGTTATGAAATTGGTTGTTTTATAAAAAGGTGCGGGGGAACAAGCCCCCGCTACCATCATAGAGTACTTATATAACCCTGTACTTTTGAAATAAAGCTACTGCCAAACATTCTAACCCTTGTGCTGTCTGCCAGTTTGTTTGAAGTTGAGACAATCCACTTGTTGGTATTTCAGCCAAAGCACCAGTTCTCCACTCGGTTATAATGCCGTTAGCACTCATATTGGGTGCAGAGCCGGTAAATGGGGTAGGAGTATGGCGTATTTGCATACGAGGCTGACGACCATTATCAACCGTATCTACTTGGTCTTTTGGAACAAAGTAAATTGAACCGTTGATATTAGAAACCAGCGTTGGGCTGAATAATTGTGGGTGGTCAAAGATAGGAACGTAGATAAAGTCAATTTCAAAGCCACGATAAGAAACGTGGTCAACGTTCATATCAATAGTCCTTCCATCAATTACTAAACGAACTGAAGTAACTCCGCTTGAACCTAAGTTCTTGAAAAATTTATCAAGAACTCCCTTTGGACGGCTTCCCATAAAGCCCATTTGGTCATTAGGCGATTTGTTAGCAATCCAGTTGTCAATGATGTCGTCAAATTCTGTAAATCCAAATGTTCCGAGAACGGCTGCTTGGTCGCTGATACCATAAGTACGAACATACCAATCAAGACCTCCTGTTGTTTGTATTGGCAAACCAGTTGAAGGGTCTGCAAGGAATGGGTTGGCATCATTAAACAATGTGCCAGATTGAGTACCTGCTAACATTTGCACAGAAATATCACCATTCATTTTAATCAATTTCTGTACGGTCTGATACGGCAGGATATGGTAATCGCCCCCTACATTAACTTCAATTTTAGCTACTTTTTGTACATCAGTAATCTCATCTACCTCACGGAAGATTTGAATATTATTGTAGTACTTGGTAAGCGGATACCTGCGGTTTGTCGGGCTATCTGATTTTTCCGGGAAAGCGTCAGAACCAAACTGCACCAAATCCCCAACGGTAGCATAATATGCGGTTGAGTTCCCCGCAACACTTCTAACTGTCAAAGTTGCCGTTCCAGAACCAAACGTAACGGCTTGTACCCTTGCTTGGTTGTTACCATTGTTAGAATTTGATGTCATAATCAAATCTCCAACTCTGGGGAAGGTAGAGGCTGTGTTGATGGTAAATTGAATTTGTGCCAACCCTGTTGAGGTTACGGCACTTATAGTACCAACTTCATATACGTTGGCATTAACGAAGTTGTTATAAAAGAACATTGTAGCAGGCTTGTACCTGTTTACAATCTTCATAATGTCGGTAAATGCCCGGTCACGGGCTTGGTCGTAGATATTGGGGTCAATATCCCTTTGGTCGAGAAAATCAATCGCTGAAACGTATGATTTTATCATTACCCCTTGTGTAACTGCCATGTCTGTTAAATTGTAGAATTAATAAATTTTGTTTATTATCTACAACCCAAACTTTTGCAGTTTTACCTTAGTACCCCATGTCTTGCCATTGCTTCGGCAGGTGTTTTAGGGATTATTTCGGTAGGAGAAGGGGCAGAACCATCCGGTTTAGATGCGTTCTCTATTGGTTCGATGGCAGATTTGCCGCCAAGAGATTTATAGTGTTTTGCAAACTCGCTGATAAATCCTTTTTTATCCGTTAGGATGGTTGCTACTAATAATTGCGTTTCAACATCTGGAGAGCCGTCTTCATGGAACATACTCTTTTGCCATGCCTCTTGGCTGTAAAGAACTTCAGTTAATTTTTGGGGATTTACAGGGTGGTTATACCTATCTTCCCCTTCGCCAACTGAAATTTTATTATTAGCAAATATCTCTTTCGTATAAGGATTACCCTCTATTTTGCTTTTATATACTTCAAACTCTTGCTGCGCCTGCTGTGCGGATGTATCCGGTTCAGGTGCTTTCGGCTCTGGTGGGGCAGGGAAAAGGTAGTTTTTTTGGCTTTCAATGAGTGCTGACCTGCTTTTATCGGCTCTTGCTTCCAAAAGAAGCCTTCCTTCAGCCAATTCATCGGGGTCGTCACTATCTAAACTGTACGCCTTAATTACTTCTCTTTTAAATAATGCTTCAAGTTGAGCAGGTTTAGCTCCGGGGTAGTCTTTTTGAAGCTGATGTCGCATCACATCTTCGGCAGACATTTTTTCATAATCGGTTGTCCATTCCCTTAAATAACTTGTCACATCCTTGCCTTCCTTCCATGTGTTTAAGAAATTTAACACTTTCGGGTCTAACTCTTTTACACCTGATAGGAATTTCACCAAATTGTCATCAAACCCCAACTCCTTTAAAACTGTGTCGGGTTGTTGATTTTTAAGAACTTCTTGCAAACTTGGTACTTTAGGTTGCTCTGCCGCTATTGGCGGTTTGGGAGCTTCTGCTGGCACTTCTGGTTGCGAAGGAGTTTCAGACTTGACCGGGGCATCGCTTGAAGCAGAGGTCGCTGTCGCAGCGGGAACGGCTTCCGTAGATGTTGTTGGTTTTTCGTCTTTAGTCTCCGTTGTGATGTTGACGGGTTCGGCTATTCCTACTTGCCCGTTATTCACAGTACCCTGACTTGCCATTAGAGAGGCGATATTGTTTGTTGGAACAACACCTCCCGATGGTTCGGGTACAGCAACATCAAAGAACTTGGAGATTTGGTTGGTTGTATTCATATACTGTTTTCAAAATTAGTAAATAATATTTTTATCTGCAAAAAATTATTTTTTATCCGCCCCCATAGCCTCAATAATGACACTATTCAGGTTATGATAATGGGTTTTTAGGGTGGTTGAGTCGGGATAGTAAGCTGACCCTAAGAGAATATGACGATTATCCCGGACGGTTATTTTACCTTCCGTCTGCATATTGGTAAGCATATTCTTTAACTGTCTGTTTACCCCCTGTTGTAACCATTGAGCCGGTTCGTTGAACTTTGGCAATGGATAAAGGCTTTTAATAAAATCATTGATTTTCACAAATCCGGTCTTACCCTCTAAAAAAGCTACAATTTTTTCTTCCATTGATAACGACTCATCCAACTTTGCCGGAATTTTTGGAGCAGGTACTTCTTCAACTATTTTTTCTTCTACAACCTCTGGCTCTGTTGCGACTGCGGTTAACTGCTCTGTTTCGACAGGCGGCGGCTCATTAATCGCTTCTTTTACTTCCGAATCTAATTTTTCTTCTGATGAAGATACGGGTGGTTCAATTTCAGGAACGACTGTCTTTTTTGGTTTTGAGGTTGATTTTGCCATTGTTTTTATTTTTTTGATGTTGATGTTGTTTTTTCATTAGCCAATCTTTGCTTTTCTTGGCTATGCTCTCCCGATAATTGAGCAGATAGCAATTTAGCATCGTGGTCTATACCTGAAGATATAACTTTTGCTTCTGCGGTTACATCCGCAGCATATTTTTTACTATCTACAAGGTCGGTATTCATTTTATCCTTAACACCTAATTCAAGCTGTTTCATTTGTAACATATACTGCAACTCTAATTCTTTTTTGGCTATTTCTCCCTCTATACGCATCTGTTCTTTTTGTAAATCTATTTCCCCCTGCAACTGAATTTCTTGCTGTTTTAATAACGCTGCGTCTTGCGCAATCTGTTGATTACCCTGCGTTTGCTGCTGCACTAATTGCATTTGGTTTTTCTGTTGCGTTTCTTTGTTCTTTTTTACCCGGTAGGCAAGTATCTGTTGTGCCTGTTTCGCATTATGAGTATTTAAAATCATTATAGCATCTGATGTGTCTAATAAGCCATTAGCAATATCTTGTTGGAGTTGCTGTAAAACCCATTGCTTTTTCTCATCACTTGTTTTTTCCTGAAGCATTATACCATATTCTCTTGTGGCAATTGAAGGAGATACCTCTATAAATTGAAGCGTATTTCTATTCAATGCGCCGCTATATGGTGCATACCCTGATACACTTCCTTTTTTTACCCCTTGCTGCATCCTACACAAAACATCTGCTGCCAACCTTTCAGATAGATTTTCTTCAGCAAACTTCATTGGATATAAAGCATGACTTGTACTCATATCGGCTATCTCATATCCCGGAACAAGGGTTCTTGGGCTACCTTCTCCTGCGGTAATATCATTATACCCTGTTAATCTCTCAATAGCCATTACCGTATTTTGCAAGTCTTGAAAGAAGCCTACTAACTCTGTCATAATTGAGTTTTCAATTGGGATTACTGGCTTCCAGTTTTGACCCATTGGTACGCCTGCACTATCCTTACTACGCCCAACCAACAAACCTGTTTCAAAAAACATTTGCAACAACTCCTGTGGGGTCATATTTGCACCGCCTTTATTTAGTGCTGCGGCTTCCAATCCATCTAAATCAATCCACCATCCGGAAGGAACAGAACGGTTTTTAAAGTTTTGGATTTTATATATTGTAAGTTGGTAGTCGTCTAAATAAGGGATTAGCCTTTCCATAAATCCCTGTGCTTTCATTTCATAGAAATTATAAGCATAGAATTTATACGATAAGGACGTAGTGGCTTTTTTCTTGATATTGGGGCTTCTTTTTTGGTCTTCAGCCATTCCAAAGTCATAGCAATATTCTGTACCGATTATCCACTTACATTTATATACACATTGGATTCTTTTCCGGGTGTATTTGTTGGATTTTTTACCCCTCTTAAAATCTGCTTTTCTATAATCGGAATTTCCGTTTTCATCTACGCCGTCACGATATACATAATCATTGTAAGTAAAAAATTCAATATCCAATACTTTACACTTGAATTTATCATAAGGCTTAAACCAACCAGTACCTATTGAAACTAAAGAAGGATTGCCCCATCTGCCAGCAATAGAAGATGCAAATTCCTGTAATTGCTCTTCATTAAACATTTTATTACCTTCTTTATCAGTAACGGTGGCTAATTCAACCAATGGAACATCAATAATTTCTCCGGCATGAACAGCGTCACTAAAGTCTGATTTTCTGCAATAGCTTACAATGACATTTTCTGGATTCACTTTTCTAAACTTAGCCTTGTTGTCTGTTCCTAACCACTCCTTATATCCTGCGACACCTAAATCAAACAGGTCTTCGTAAACAGTCCTTCTCCATTGCTTGTAATTGTTTTCATACATACCAAGTTCAATAGCAAGTTCTGCATCTTTAGCCCTGTTAAATTGCTCCCCCTGCTCCATTCTCATTTCCAATTCCTCAATATCCATTGGCTCTCCGGGTTGCAAAGTTATAAGTGGGTGACCACCCAATTCTGAATTGGCTTGCTGTATCAAATCTCTTACGGTAAGTTTAGCTTTTGTTTCTGCATAAAAATCATCCATTTCTGCTTTTGCTAAAATATCAATAGGAGTTGCAACTATACCGTTCATCTGCTCCATTAATCTTGATATAGCCCTATCTCTATATGTTGATACGATGCTTCTTACTGACCAATCAATACTCAACCAAGTATTATTTGTTTGTTGGTCAATACCAAGAATTGAACGATAATTTGAAATAGGTTGCTTCCCAAGTGCATACGTTTTAAACTTTTGATAGTCGCCACCGTTATTGGCAAACACACCTTTGGGGTATACAAAGCTAAAATCATAATATGCCGCTTTTGCATAAGCCCTGCACCATTCCATAGTTTCTTTTTCTCTTGGGTCAACCTCAAAATTTGGGTAGGGGTAATTAGACCCTGTCCCGATTTGCATATATCTCATGGCTACGCTATTTTACTGTATGGTAATAAATTTTCGATGTTAATACGTTGTGAATTTGGTCGTGTATATCGTTTCCCTTTTACTGCAATCAATGTAAATCCTGCACCCATCGGTTCGTCAAAAGTTTGAGTATCTTCAACCTTAAACCCTAACCACCCGGTTTCTTTTCTTATTAATGACTTAAAAAATACTTTTTTAATAAACTGATTTATGTAGGCTTCGGTATAATTACATATCATTTGTGTTACCGTCCCCTTTCCATCTGTTGCAATTCCCGGTTCTACCTCACCGGGCAACCACATTAGAAAGCCTTCACAATCCCAATCTTGAAAATCTCTTTTCCAATGATTTACGTTTCTTTCAAATAATATTTGACACCCACAAAGCCAAGCCATTTTTAATAAATCTTCGTTTGCCAACCTTGTACTATCTGGTCGGTACGAATACTTCAATATAAACATATCGCTATATGGGTCATTTGGGAACAACTCATCTTGCATCTGATAAGCAAATGCAGCACAATTTGACCTTCTTTTATCTTTTGTTTTATCATACTTAAATGGGTCGCACCCAATTCTAATCGCAAAGTTATTATTAGGTAAGAACTTGTTGTTGTTTTTATATATTTGGTTGGGGTCTTTCGGCCACCATCCCTTTACTTTTTCAAATCTACCATTGGGATTTGGCTTCCAAATTATTTCATTTACAACGTAGTCTATTTCTCCATTTGATTTGACTATTGGCCTTTCAAATTTGTAACCATCTTTCCACTCTAAATCCCCCGTTTCGGTTAAGTCAGTTCTCCAAGTAATATCATCAAGCTGATTATTTAAAATTTCGGGGTCATACAGAGCATTTTTACCATCGGATGAAAATGCTTCCCGGAAAGTCATTGGCTGCTTTCTTTTAAAAGAAGATAACCCCCTTGTATCTCCATCTTCTTCTAATTTTTTTCTTCTATTTAAAAGAAACTCCTTTGCTCTTTGTTCGTCAGGATTACCATACTTGTCAAAATAGAAAGACATATATGCGGGACGGAAATAGGTATATAGTCCTGTTCCAGTCATCCCATTTTCATCTCTGTCTAATGGATTACTTTTAGCAGTTATTTCTTGAAACTCATGGTTATCTTCTTCGCCTTCTTCGATTTCAACCGTTGTGGTGTAATAGTGAAATCCTTTTATCTCTCCTGCTATTTCAGTACAATATCTTGTTACGTTTTGCCTTTCCTTTATAGAAACCTCTTTCTTTGTTTTACTTGTTTCATCGCTAACGTAAGTATGTAATTCAGGGCCATCATACGCTGATTCATCGGATGATTTAAAATCTATAAATGAATCCAATGCTTCTTCCGCATCTTCCAATTCAGCTTGTTGCCCACGCCTTGACGTTGCAAAAAATCGTAATTCATCATTAGGGTCATCCCCTTTCATTAAATCGTATGTAGGTCTAAAGAAGTGCGGCAATTTTTTCCACGGATGCACTACCGCTTTTTTAAACACCTCCCAAGCATCGTTATCGCTTTTACTTTGGATGCCTCCATGATGGTTATTCATTCGAGATGTTCTTTCGTATAATACCGCACCAGCTCGTAGCGTTTTGCCTGATTTACGATTCATTATTTCATTTAAGCCCAAACAAAACGGGTCTTCAATGCAATATTCTGTAACATAACAAGAATCTCTATCTGGTTTTCTGTAATCAAGCCACTTACCCTGAAACTTCCAATAGTTTAATATAAAATAATGCAACCCTGTTATGTATTCACAAACGCCGTTATTCCAAAACCAAACACCCCGTAATCTTCTACCCCACTCCCTTCGCCTTATATCTTCCAAGTAGGGGTCAACGTATGACTTATCAATTCGCTGCCTTTCTGCTTCTTTTCTTCTTCTGGAATTATAATCTGATGGTAATTCTTGTCGTTCCCAATACTGTTCTTTTGGGTCTTCAGAACGCTTTATAATATCCGTTTTTTCAACCTTCCCGTTAGCAGCGTTTACACCATACCCTATTTCTGGTATATAACAACGATAGGTAAACCCGAAACAATTATCGGGTATTTCTATTACTGTTCCTGATGGTAGTGGGTTATACAAGGCCGTCTGCTATTGCTTTTGGTGAAATTGGTACTAATGTTTCTTTTTTTTCTTCGCCTTCAATTTTAAGTTCTGCTTTCAATGTATTTACTTTACTTATCATTGATGGCAAGTTTTCCCATAAATCTTTTGCGTTCTTATATTCTGTTGCCTTTGCTTTATCCTCTGTTGAAATAAGGTCTTTTATTTCAAATTTTTCAAGATACTTATTTTGCTGATTCAAAATTTTAATAAGCACAAGATAGCCGTCCCTCGCAGGGTCACTGCTACCTATACCCATTCTCCTTTCATATTCTTGGCACTTGGCTTTATAATCTATTCCATTTGTTTCTGACATTACTTCTTGTATTTTTGAAGGGTTTTGAAAATCAATTTCTTTTTAGGTCGTAAATGTCTTTGTAAGTATCTCTTAAACTTTTTTGAACGTCTTTCTTATAATCTTTTTGCTTTGGCTCAAACAATTCTTTTTTTGCTTCGGTTGTTGCTCTGGCTGAAATGGTTCTTATTTCTTCTTTGAGTTGGGTTTTATTCAAGTCAATTCCTTTCTTTTTTATTACTTGCCCATCTTCTATTACCGGGAAGTCGTCCGAATCCATTAGCCTTTCAATGTCTTTTCTTATTTTATCGCCTCTCAATTTTGAGAACTCATAATATTCATCGTCTGTCCCTTTTCTTTCTTCGTTTGTGTCGGCATCGTAAATGATAAATGAGTTTGGGTTAATGGTTGAAATAAATATTCCTTTCTCATTTAAGAAGTCCCAAATTTTGTGTGGCTTCTTTTCTGAAATAAAAACATCAATGTCTGTTTTTATCGGCTCTCCTAAAGCGTTTAACCTATCGTTCATTGAATTTCTTGCTACCGGGATATGCTGCTTTATTCTATCAAATTGGTTTCTTGCATCTTTTTGATTCAAGTTCATCCATTCTTCTGTCTGCTGTGCGCCTTGTAAATAATAGTTAGGGACTACTGTTTGTGCCACCATCTTAGTAACTGTCTTTTCAATATTACTACCTAATTGACTTGGTGAACTACTGGCAATCGTTCCCATCAAATCGGACGTTGAACTCACCCATGTTCCGTCCAATGCAAGCTGCCCTGTTTGATACAAAGCCCCCATTGTTTTATTCATAAAAGTCCTATCATCATCCTTCCCGTACTTCTCATTATCATTTTTAAAGCCTATGAAGGCGAGATTATAAACAAGCGGTGTGTACTTGTAAGAAATATAAGAACCCCCGCAAGCCCTGATACTGTACGGTTGCCACCCGCTTTCTTTTAATTGAGCGTCCTTGCCATAATCTCCCGTACCGCCTCCTGTAATTTCTAAAACATTGTGGCCGTCTTTACACGGTATTTTTGTTAAGGCGTACAATCCTCCTGTTAATGCTACTCCTAATGATGCCTTTGCAATTATTTGTTTCCTTTGTTCGGGAGTTAATTCTTTGTATGCACCCTTAAATATTCCCTTATCAAATGATTCAAACCCTCTTTGTCCTCTCGCTGCCCTGATAAACCCAACAGGTGTATAGTTTAATGCGTTATTTACTACGTTGGTAATTATTCGTGTAAATGGTACAAAAAATCTTAATGGTCTTGCACCGCCAATGGTCATATCCAACATGGAGGAAATACCGTTATTTAATGCTCCCAAAGTTCCTTCCGGTTGGTGATTAAATGTTCCTTCTGCCGCAAAGCCATAGGCTTCTTCCGTCATTTTAATATCTCTATTGAGTTCCATTAATTCATACACCCTTCTTTTCCACTCCACTGATTTAGGCACTAATCCTTCTTGTTCCGCCTGTGATTTTGCTTCGTCCGACCTTTCTTTTGTGTTCAATAGTTTTTCCTCTACTATTTTCCATGTTTTTTTACTGAAAGGATTTTTCTCTCCCAAACGTCTTGCCTCTTTATAAGCAAGTTGGGTAGCCCTCATTTCTTTCAATGCCTGAAACTGTAACACATCTTCGGCTTGCATTAATCTGCCAACAAATTTTAAATAGTTGCCGGGGTTAAACCACCCACCAATAAACCGTATTCTTTCAAGTGTTCCCGGTGTTTCTATTTTAGATATGTGAATTGGGGAACGTCCGGTAGTGAGTGTGTGCCATGCCTCAAATCCTCCCCTTCTTAACCCTCTTGCTGCTCCATACATCATTACAGGTATTGAACGTGGGCTTCTTACGGCTTCTGATGCAAAAGAAAAAAGGCCGTTGAAAAAAGTAGATACAATATTTACAGCATGGGTTTTATGGCCGGATAAAATATTCGCATACCAAACAGCTTGTGCCGCTTCCATAAAACTAACTCCCTTCATGTTTGCCCTGAACTTCAATAAGTCTTGTGTAGCATCATTCTTTGGAGAACCTTCTGGGGCTTTTTCAATAAGTTTTGCAAGTCTTTCAATTTCTTTTGCCTCTACTGCTGTAAGCGTTCCTAAATTTAATTTTTTAGAAAGAAAATCAAAGAAATCCTCCTGACTAAATGCTCCCAAATTTGAATACTTAACAATATCGTCCTGCACTTCTTTCCGCTTCTTAGGAACTCCCCTTTCTAAATCGTGCTGTATTTTGTCAAGTTTTGCCCGTTCTTTAAAAAGTATATCTTGCTTTTTTCTGGTAGCGATTGCTTCAAATTCTTTCTGTATCTCATTGGCTAAATCTTCGGCTTCTTTACCCTCCAACCCTGCTTCATTTATTAACTTTTGTTTCAATGATTCGCCTTGCACAACTGGTACGGTATAATGAGAACGGATTATTTTACCTACCTCTGTTTCTAATTCTGAAAGGCTTTTGGCTATTTTTTTATTTGCACTTGCATCCAACTGCTCCCTGATAATATCAGATATGTTTCGGTTAACATCGTCCGATACGTTTGCCCCAACATCTTTTAAGTGTTGAGATATATTCCGGGCAATCAATTCTAAGTTAGCAATCCCTTCATCAATGTAAGTTTTTACTAATTCGCCAACATACTCAATACCCTCTTTGGTAAGACCGCCTGATGAAAGAGTTAAGCCGCCGCCTTTTTTGCCCTTGTACTTATCTATTAATTTCTTTCTTTTATCCTTTGCTTTTTGAACCTTGTCTTTGGCTTTTTGCACCCCTGTTTTCTGCGCCTTATCAACGGATGATTTTACTTTTTTTGACTTGGTTAATTCTTCTGCCGCTTCTTCATTTGCCTTCTGCAACTTTTCTCCTATATCGTCAATATCCGGTTTTCTCTTTTTAGCCTTTTTAGCGTATTGCTGTTTTACATCTTTGACGGCTGCTCTTAATTGTGCTTCGGGAGAAAGCCTTGACCATAGAGAAAATGCCTGTATCATTTGCCCCGGCTCTGTTCCCAATTTCTCTGTTACAAACGTGGCTGTTTGGATGGATTTGTCGTAATAATAATCTTTATCGGCTTGGCTTTCTGCTTTAGCCGCAAGTTCATTGTATTTTTTAATCAAGGTCATCCCTACCACAACCCTGACTACTGGCTTTAATTCCCCGTCATTCATTACTAAATTCTGCGCTTCGTCAACCCCGACCTTGTTTATAACGTCTGCGGCCTCTTTTAAGGTCATTTCATTGGTCTGCCGTACATAATCAAGGGTCTTGGCTATATCGGCCTTAGAAGCCTCTGAAAGTTCGTCAGATTTAAGCATTTGCTTAGTGAACCTTCTTTGTGGTGAACTTTCTTCATCTTCTGACTTTACGGGTTCTTTTTTTGGAGGTTCTTTTGGCGGGACTGCTGCTCCGCTATCCGTATCAGGTTTTGTTTCAGTAGGCTTGCTTTCTTCTGGTTTGACTGGTTCAGCGATTGGAGTATTGGCTTCGTCAATTTGCTTTTGGTATCTTTCATTGATGGCTTTTATTTTTTCTTCGTCAACTTTTGGGGCTTCATATTTAGTTACAGGGGCTTTGATTGATTTTTTGAAAGTGTTTAATTCTTCGTGAAGCTGTTTGTGGTACTCCAATGCAATATCAGTTCCGATTTTTCTTTGTTCGGATGGCGACAATCCTTTTGCTTTTTCATTAAAGATTTCTTCAAGGGTTTTATCACCTATCTTTAATTTAATCCCCGTAAAACATGGTATGCCTTCTGCCATTATTGGTTGTTAATTATATCCGTTGCTGTTTTTAAAAATTCAATTATAAACCTGTTGTCTTCTTCTATTTTCTTTCTTCTTTCCTTTTGCTCATCTTCATATCTTCTTTCATGTCTGTAACTACCTCCCTCTCCACCTCCGCCGCTTGGTGGATTAGGTGGTATTGGAGGCGTGCCTTGAAAATTCAAATAACCCGCAACCGCAATTATAAGAACTGCTTTCGTCTGCCTTTTTAAATAACCATCGGTTGCTATTTTTAAGCTATTTAAACTCATTGCCTTGTTACTGTCGTTGTCGTTTCTCCATCGCCTGTTATTTCTAAATCAATGCTACCAGCTACCCTTGTTGTTGGCGTTACTGTCATTGGATTACTTGCATCAAGCCCCTGAATTTTATGAAGTTCATCTACCAATGTTTGTATCTGTGCCAAAATTCCACCTGCTTCCGTGCTTAAATAGCTTCCCGGCAATGCTGTTGCCCAAGGGTCGCCTGCACTTGCAGCACTATTCATTTTATTACCCATTGTACCTGCTGTATTAAACGATGCCGCTATGCTATTCCAAACTGCTGCTGCAAGGTTTTCAGGACTTAATGTTGATGATGAACTAATATCTGCGGATAGTGAAGCAGTGCCATAAAATGTACCTGCTATTGTACCGCTACCAGTTAATTCAGAAACTACAAAAGCTATTAAGCCAAGTGATGCTGTCAAATCTCCTTCCCCCGCCAATGCAGAAGCCATTTCTAACTTACCTACCAACGATGCTTCAATATCTCCTTCCCCAAGTATGGCACAAGCAAGTTGAATGATTAATGATAAACTTCCGGTTATCGTTCCGCTTCCTGTTAATGCTGATTGTGCCGCCAATCCCATTGCCATTGCTGAAGTCATTGCACCTGCTCCACTGATAGTAGTTGTTGAGCTTAGTAAAGCCCCCTTATCTCCCATTACTAAACTATATGGTGGGTTTGTTCCTGTTGGGAATCCATCTCTTTTTACCTGCTCAATAACATCACTATTTTGAGCAGCACCATAATATCCTCTCATTACATGAGGTCTTATGAATTTGCATGGGTTTGTTATGCCACTATGATTATGGCCGCAAATCTGATTAATATATGAATAGTTAGCTATGAGCATTACCCGTAAATGAAAGTTAAAAGTCCACTGATAGCACTTGAAGCAGGAGTAGCAACACCACTACCTAATGCAAAGTACAATGCAGCCCCATCATATATTCTTGGCATGGAAGGATATTCAAACAAAAAGTTTCTTTCACTTGCCAAGCCCAATGTGCTTAATGGGAAACGCCCAATTTCTTTTACCAATGCAACGGTATATGTACCCGATACATAAGATACGGAATTTTGAATAGTGTTTATTTCTGCAATACCGCTATCTCCCGACTGCAAAGGCATCATGTAGTTATACTTACCCGTACCCGTTGCCCCTGTATAAAGTATATGGCTATTACTTGCCGCTGTTTTACCAATGGGAAGCACTGTTGGGGTTGCCCTTGAAGTTGCTTGTGCTGAATTAGTGTAACCTAATGCAAGGTTCGGGGTAGCTGCACCCATAGCTGTTGCGGCAGGGTTGAAAATAATCGCTTGCACCCCTGCACCATTTGTATATCTTGGCAATAGCCATGTTATCGTGTGCGTACCCGTTCCGGTAGTGGTAATATCTATCTGTGTTCCTGCAATAGCGTTAGCATAGGTGGTGGCTAATTCAAATGTCCCATCACTCATTCTTATTACATAGTAATCGGTTGCTGTTGCTAACGGTGCAGGCAAAGTTGTTGTTGTGGTTAATCTTACCCTTGTCCCTGTTAGGATATTGCTTGGCAGGTTTGTAGTGCTTGTATAGGTCATTAAATCCGTACCGGCATCTGCTGTGAAGGTTGCACTACGTCCTAATGTGTTGGTTGTTGCCTCTGCGGTAATGGTAGTAACAGATGTTTTTCTGTAAAACCCTATCACATCAAGTAAGGCAACGGTGCAAGGAACAACTGTTGCTGCTG